CCTCAGAGGTCTTTGAGATAGACGCCACCTTAGACTTAAGACTTGGCAGTGTGCAAGGTGAAGAAAGGAACTCCACCAGCCTATCATGAGCAGCCTGACTCTTGGCCAACAAGTCAAAAGATACTGGTATGAACAGTTTCTCTTCTGTTCTCTTGTTCTCGTAGCCTCTCCTGAGGTAAGTAGCGCCATAACCTTCCCAAGCAGTGCCACAGGCTACATCCACAAACTTGAACACCTTTGCACCATTCGACAACATAATCTGCTCAGGTCCAAACATAAGGTACAAGCACCATGGGTCCCCGTCAGACATACAGTCTCGTTGTGCTTGGATGGAGCCAACCCCATGATTGCGGAAATATGATGCTGACTGTCTTTCATCGAAGTCCAGCAGTGTCCAGGTCTTTGCCCTCCTGCTAATCTTGTACACACGGGATGGCACAAACATATCCACCAACAGTGACAATGCTGCCGCCGCTACAAGAGGGTCATCTTGCTGAACTAAGATGGAGAAATCTTTAAGCTTGACTTGAGATGTGCTGATGGGCAACACTACAGGTGTTCTCACATTGACGCTACCACAAACGCCAATGTACCTGCTCATATGTTCTAAAAGGGGGCCATCGAGAGTGGACCAGTCGGTTGGATGAACTTTGAGGTCATAATCCAAGCCACCTGAAAGAGGTTGCTCACTGTCCAAAACCACTTTTGACAGAAGATGGTTGGCAAGTGCAGGTTCGGCTTTGGTGCGTAACACCTTGATCAATTTTTGCTGGGTTGACGTTGGCTGTTTCACCAGGATTCTGTTGAACTGGTCAAGGCTGTCAGAGCTCCTAATAACTGCATAAAAACCATTGGTGGTGTGCCGCTTTGCAATGACACGCACTACCCCTGTATAGCTAGGATCCAGTAGTGACACGCCAGATATCTTTTCCTGCTTAAACTTGATGACGTCCTCATCTACAGAAACTGTAACATCGACAAATACCTTCCCTGTCGACGTGGTGTAGGTTAGGTCAGCTTGGGGTACACCTAGTTGCAGGTAGTGGTCTTCGATGTCTAGTGCAGAACCACTAAGGTACTCTTTAAGTTGATAATGTAGATTGGTGAGTTTGTTTGCAAGCTGGTCCCCAGGGATGATTTGCATTTTCTGCACCATCCAATCCGGGAGGCAGGTCATAATGTTGTTATAGCCTGTTATGGTGACATTGATGTTGGCCTCTAAGTACGTGTATACAGTCCTAAGACCTTGTTGTTCGTTCATGTGTGTGGGGG